GCTTCATCCACTGTGCGTGCCGCCACCAGTCTGATTCCTTTCCCCGGTGTTTCCGATGTGGCTGGAATTGCCGTCAGCAGTTTCTTCCGCACCATCGAAGAAATCAAACAAGGGGTGAAAGCCATCGAGGAATCGGTGGAAGGTCTTTCCCCGGATGTTGCCGTATCTTCCGCTGAAAATCAGATCCGTATTCTGGAACATTTGTTGTATCGGGCGGATGTAATCGGTGAGGACCTGGGTGAAACAGTTCGGATGCGCGGTCAGCTTGAAGCAATTTGGATAGACATTTCCACCAACCTCACCAAAGCGATCATGCCGGATCTGAAAGCCGTTTTGCAGGCACTCCTCACGATCAGCAGAATGATCGAATTGATTTCCCGTAATACCCCGGCGATGACGGATGTAATCGATGCAATTCAAGTTGCCCTGACTGTCACCTTTCCGGCAGCAGCAGTTCAAGTTGCCCAGATGCTGGACTTTCTGGAGATTATTTCCGAACTTTTGAAAAAGTCCGAAGTGGATATTGATGCAAACACTTTGGCGGATATTCAGAAATTCCTGTTAAACCCGATTCCGGATCATGTCCGTTACGGAGGCGGAACCAAGTTCACTCCTCCCGCTGCTGCAGGTGCTGCCGGTGCTGCCGGTGCAGGAGGTCCTTGATATGGCTGGCAGACTTATCAGCGTCGGAGAAGTCACTTACAACGGAATCACTTTCCCGCCCGCACTATCTTCCAAGGCGCTTCTGGAACCGCAGTACGATCCTGCTCACCGGGTAGTCCGCTGGACGGAAATCAACCTGACGGTGGAGTTCGTAGTCACCACTAGTGACTTGCCCATTAAGGGTACCACCAGCGCCGACAACTCCCTGGAACTTATCCGCATCGCTCTGTCCGAAGCGGGAGGTCCGTTGACCTTCATGCTTCAGGGATTCGGATTCGTTGCCGTGAATGTTCCGGAAGGAGCAACCGTCGGCACTTCCGTGTACGGGTTGAATTACACACCGCAACCTTCCGTCTTGGTCTGGGAACCCATCGGCGCTAATCGGGCGGTACGCGTGGTCTGGACCTGTCGGATTCAACTGGAAAATTGTCTCAGCACTTATTCCAGGGCCTATCCCTGGTATCCGCACAGTTACAACTGGGAAGCCTCGTGGAACATCAACGAGGACGGAATGTCGGTCCGGTCCATCAACGGTGAACTGACTCTGGCCGGATACTATTCGGTCCAGTTCGCCGGGAACTATCACGACCGGATCAACATCGCCATCAAAAATTACGTCTACATCATGGCGGATTTGTGGCGGGAAAAAATCTCGCAGAACATTCTCCCCATTCCCGGGTTTCGCCGGAATCAGGAATGGTCCCTGGACAAGACCAAAGCGGTTCTCCGTTTCCGGATTCAAGACACGGAAATTCCCTCCCCCAACCCCTACCCTCCGTATGTCGTGGATATGGATATCGATCATTCCATGTCATCGTCATTCGGTCAGAAGGGTCTGTACCACGGTCAGGGAATGCGTACCTGGCGCAGTAGTATCAGCGGCAATGTGAAGCTGGCTCCCTGCGTCGGACGCAACCATGCCTACAACGTCTTCATCATGGTGGTGAAAGACCGACTTTCGTGGCTTTCCATCGGACATCCCGACAAACCTCCGGTCCCCGGGATGCCGGAAGAAATCAAGCCGAACGAATCTCCCGAAGAACGTGCCCAGCGTCTGGAAGTCAAAAAGAACTGCTGGTACTTCCCCATCAGCCTGACCATGAAGGAGAAAATCTTCCGCCGGGAATTCTCCTTCACTTTCGAGTATCTCGTCGGAAGCAGGCTGGAAGACCTGTGGAAATCCTCCCGTATCTTCATGATGCTGGACGATACGGTTAATGGAAAACTGAACTGGGACAACCACTCCCTTTCTCTGGCAGTGGATGTGCATCACTCCCGTGGCAGTGCCGGTTTGAGACTGACCCCTACCGGAACCGGTGAATACGATCTGCTGGTGAACTCTTGCAGTTACGCCAATTCAATCACCAGCGGTGGGAATTATATGTCGGGCACTCTGCCTTCCGTTTCCAATGCCCGTCTAGCCTGTGTTCCTCCCAATATCCCCCCGGATCAACCGCAGCAACCTGTCCCGGCTCCGGGATCTCCCTGGGCAAGTCCCGATAGAACTGCCACAGGTCCGGTAGGCGGAACCGTCATTGCCCAAAGCACCATTGATGCCGCCAAACTATTTACCCCGGCGCCAGCCACTCCGGAACAAAGCTGGATCGATTTTTACAACGCTTTCTACATCCTCGAAATTCCCAACACGGTGGCTTACGCCCGCATCCGGAACGTCTCTGACGAAAACATCCACACCCAATCCGTTTACACGAATGCAGCAGCAGGCGGGTTCCAGATAGCCAACAACGTCTCCAACACAGGACGGGATGCCAACCCGCATTCCATTCAAATCCGTGGAGACTCCCAGTACATCGTGACCATGGTCGGCTACGCTGTCAGGGCCTATTACTCCATTCCGACCCCCACCCTGCAATCTTTCGCAGGACAACCCGCATATCGCGAAGGCGGTGAATGGTCCCACCGCGAATACGTCCGATCCAATACCAGTCCGATTTACGTCGCCACATGGAGAATCCCTTTCCGCATTACAGGATTGGTTTCCGGGACTTATCTTTCCGGTAACGCCGTCCATAACGCACAACCCCAGAATTATGCCTGATTTATTCCCACGTTAGGAGAACCTTATGACCAAGCTGACCATGACCATTCCCGAAAACACCATTCTGGAAGTCTGCAATCCGGAAGGGGTGACCATCCTGACCGAGGACATTATCACCCTCGATCAGGAATTGGCGGCATCCCAGACAGGTATCCCCCAGGAAGAACTGATGCGGGACCGGTCTGAGTGGTGCGAAAGATATGCCGCTGCGTTGTCCGCCCGTGCAACGGGACCAATTACCCCCTTTCAGGCATACCTGATTGCCGTTCGCGTCAACAAAGTCATGAAGGAAATCCTGGGAAACTGAAACCGCTCGCCAGAGTCTACCGTTCCTACGGCGTCAATGCCCTGGAACTTCCGCAGCACATGATTTACTACCTGCATCTGTTGGAAGCGGGGTTCCGGGCGGAAGAGGAACTTCAAGCCCGCCGTGTGCAGGGAACTCTGACGAGCGATCACCTTTACAACTTGGTCTTAGCATCCACCGGAGATGTGGAACAGGCGGAAAAAGCGGAAGCGGATTTCATCCTGGCTACCATGAAAACCAAATCCGGGACTGAATCATTCGGAGACGAATCCTAAGAAGGATCGAGGACGGAGAAAGTCATGACAAAGAAGCATTACAAACCCTCCGAACTGCTGGGTGGTCCGCGTACTGCCGACTATCTGCCGTCCTATCTCCCCAGCCATTTCTCCATTCACCGGACCCGTCCGCCTTTCTCGTCCTTCATTATCCGCGAGATGCTGACGGACCCTCGCATCATCTTCGGACTGTGGCTCATCAAGGGTCCGATCCTCACATCCGCCAAGTTTGAAATCGAGGCACCTTCCGCCGACATCCAGAATTTCATCCAGAAAAATCTGAAACGGTTCTGGAAGAACAGTGCTTCCCGCGCTTTGAAAGCGGTGGAATGGGGTTACTCCGCTTCGGAAGTTCTCTACCGCCTGGAAGACGGTCGGGTGCATTTCGATATTCTCCGTGACTTGGAACCGCTCGACTGCCGTGCCATTACCAAGCAGGGTGAATTCCAAGGCATGACCGTGGATAACGTCCCCCAATTCAGCGATCAGGAAGCCACCACGGTTGGAGGAGGGGGCGCCCGTGGAAAAATCTTCCTGGGAGGTCCCAAAGCGTTCTGGCATGTTCACGGACGGGAGAAGCACCCCTGGTACGGTATGAGCCGTTTGTACGGATGCCACATCCCCTGGTGGGAGCAGTGGTCGGACGGCGGCTATCGCGACATCCGGCGACTCTGGTTTTACAAGAACTCCTTTGAGGGTGGCATCATCTATCACCCGCCTGGAACGGTACGCACCAAAGAAGGCACGGTCGTCTCAAACCGGGATCTTGCCCGGGAACTTTTGGAAAAGAAGCGTGCCGGTGGAACACTTGCCCTGCCCAACACCATGCAGGACACCAAACGGTCCTGGGAGTATGAACCTCCTTCGGCCAATGCCGTCCCGACCGGCTTGCTGGAATACGGCGACCTCCTTCGTCGTGAAGTGCTGGAAGGCATGGGTATCCCCAACGAAGTCATCGACGCGGGTGGTAATCAGGGATTCGGCAGCAGCAGCGGACGTAAAGTCCCACAACTGGCGTTCTTTTCCACGCTTCAGGAATTGGTGCAATGGCTTGTCTCCGACATCGACAAGCAGATTCTCCGTCCGCTGGTCACCATGAATTTCGGGGACGACCTCAATTACGAAATCAACGTCCTGCCTTTGACTGACGAACTGGACGAGAACAAACCCCAGGACCAGAACCCCAATCAGCCTCAACAGGAATACGACGAGGAAGGCAATCCTATTCCTCCAGAAGAAGGGGGTGGAGGGGGTCCTCCGGGAATGAATCAAACTTCCCAGCCTCCCGGTGGAAAGGGTTCCCCGGAGATGATGTTCCCCAATGACCGGCAACAGGCATTCGGTTTAGAATCCCGTCGTTCCCGCGCCCTGAAACGCAAGGCACCGCTCCGTATGGCAGTTGTTGCCGGGAAGTCCGGAAGCTGGACAACCATCGGCGGTCAATCCGGTGAAGGAGAGGACGGAGAGAAAGTCGAACACAAAGGTGGGATGCACGTTTTTGTTTCCAAAGACGGCAAAGTTTTGGCAGGAGGTCCCCGTGCATTACATGGCAAGCACATCTCTCAGGCGGGAGAAGTCCTTGACAGACTTCGTAGTCCCAAGGGACGACCTTCGGATTCCGGGACCAAAGGTAGCCCCAAGGGAGCCCCTCGCCGTGGGGGAGCGCGCCCCCATGCGAAACCCAAGGGAGAAATGCAGGACGACGGGAAAGCCTCTGGAAAGGCCCAGGACGGCGCCAGCGGGTTTCCCTGGGAAAATGATCCAGACCCGTCTGCACCCTCGTTACCGAGCGAGGCAGACCCCATCACGGACATCCTACAGACCATTGCCGGTAAGGACCCCACTGATCAGGAGGGTTTTCTTGAATACATGAAGGAAGCTCACAAGGAGCTTCAAAGCGAAGCCGAATTCGGCGCCAGGGCCAAAAAAGCCATGGACAAACTGGCTCAATCGGCTGGCGGTACGGAATCCTCCAAAACGGTGATGAAGAAAAAACCCATTAAGGACAAAGACACCGGAAAAGTCACCGGCTACGAACGAGTCCCCACCAAGGTTTCTTACACCCGTTACGACCCGACCTATGCCCCGACTTTCGAGAAGGCAGTTTCCAAACTCGCCAAGGAGGTCAAAGGTCTGGACGTGGGGACTTTCAAGGACCTCGCCCGGGAGCATTGGAATACCCGCTACGCGGATCAGTACGAGCAATACAAGATGGAGATGGATATCCGCAAGCGGTTCCATGATGCCTACGGTCTGTCCCCCATCGGTCTCCGTCGCATGGAGAATGCCGGAAAGGATTTCACCGGCAAACACAAAGGTGGTGGTAAAAGCGGCAAGGAAATCCTCCCCGGCTTCGACCGTTTCTCCCGTTCCATGGCTTCCGAATACCAGTCCTTCCGCTGGACGAATCGGGATGACGAGAAAGCTGTTGAACAGGATATGTGGGAGATGATGATTAAGGATCAGCCGGAACGTCCTATGCAGATCACCGACAAGGCATTCATGCAGGAGGTCCTGGGTGAATACCTTTCCGGAATGGATGCACCCACGGAACCTGTTCATCTGACCCATGATCGGGTGATCCAGCGTGCCATCGACAAATGGGACAAGGACAGCGAATTCAACCCGGGTTCCGAGAACTTCTGATTTAATCCCACGTTACGGGAAGGCACTCCATGGCGGTCTACAGCGTCAGTTTCCAACTGGACGGCATCGATGTCATTGACGCCAGGGACATCTTGCGTGCCTTGCGGCAATCCGGACAACGGACGGATCATGTGGAGGGTTGGGCGAATTCTGTACGGATCTCAGCAGGACCCGTGGCGGGAAAAGCCTACCTATTGCTTTCTAAGAGTGATCTTGATGATATCTACGAATCCTACAGCGTTACTTCCCTGGACGGGGTGGGTTACGTCTGTACGGCGAATATCCACGACACGGAAACTAATGCTACGATACAGGTCTTCGGACTCTGCCCCGTCAAAATCACTTCCGTCCTGACTTCCAATGATCCCACGAACGACAACGATAACGTCTACCTCGTGGAGTTTGCGGACGCCCGTCATGCCGCTGCCCGGAGTGCGGTGAACTATGCCTACAACATGCTTCTCCACGACCGTACCGGAGGGGTCTACATGCACACGTCGCAGGACGGTGCAGGGACTCCCTGGACGTGGGAGGAAATGCTTACCGACCTCTGGAATCTGCTTCCCGACTGCATGGGAGCTATCGACCTTACCCTCGCCACTCTTCCTTCCGATGCTCCCAAGAATTATGACTTCCAGGGCTGGAATGCCTGGGATGCCATTACCAGCGCCCTGGCGGAAATTGACCACTGGGTAGTTTCTTCTCTGGATGGAACCTTCGCGATTGAACCGCGTTCAGCTTCCATCCCCGATCCGTCTACCACCACAACGACGTGGGGTCACCGGCTGATCGACCGCAGTCACGCCAAGCAGGGTCAGGTGATCCCCGAGACCGTGACGGTTTTCTTTCCCAGAAAAGACGATTACTTCCCCACAGATGGTCTATCCGATGAGCAGACCTCCAAGGAGTATCGTCTTTCCCGGATGTTCCATGTGGTTCAGGTGGAGACCAGTGACATTCTCGCTTCTGTGGAAACGGTGCCAGGGTCGCAGCAGGTCCTGCACGCCACCATGGATGCCCTGTTCGATTCCACGGGGGCAATCACCAACGAATCCGCCTGCGAAGCCCACGCCGCTCTCAAGGCGGCGCGCTGGCTGAATTACGTTTACAAAGACCCGCTTCACGAAATCTACAACGGTGTGCTGGACATCAGCCCTTCCGGGACGCTCTCCGGAGTCATCTGGCATGACTTAGGTACAGGACTGGTGACGGAACTGGTTTACAGTCATCACGGGTATGTGGTCCCGGCGCCCATGCACGGCAAGTTTGAGGATTACGATTACGCCGGTCCCGCCGACATTTCCCGTCAGCACATCGACCCGGACTACTGGTGCGTAGCCCGCCTGGACAGCGAACTCTACCCGCACGGCAGTGCTTCGGCCCGGGTATGTTCCATCCAGAAAGATGGGTATGGGAATGTATCTGTTATCCCCCACAATTCCAAACCCACCACGATCTACGAAGTCCGGAACAAAGGATTGCTCTCCGGGGATACGGTCATTGCCCACTATCACCAACAGTTGCGGGAGTGGATAACTGCTGGGGACTTGTCCTACAACATGGCTTACGATGCTCTGGCGAAGTTGGCAAGCAATATGTGCCCCGATGACGCCAGTGGCAGTCTCACCGATGTGGAGATCCTTTCGGAATACCCGTATACTATCCCTGGGGGTATCCCCACTTCCGCATTGAATTTATTCCACCTTAGCGGACTACAGGGGTACTGGGTGTTCCTGAAGTATTGGCCCAGGATGCAGTCGTGGTTCATCGTGCAGGTTCAGCACCGGTCCTTTGACGTGCCCGTGGAGAATGAATTGACCCAGGCGGACAAGTTCCTGATGTTTTCTTCACAGGGTCAAGTTGGGGACTGCGCCATCAAGGGGCATGTTTTGGACAAGGTATCCCTGATGTCTTGTATGCAACCCGATTGGAAAGAAGAAATTCCGCTTTACCATCGCGGTTTCGTGACGGAAGTTTCCAAACAGGATGTGCAGGGCGACTGCCCAAAACTGGTCTACAAGGCTTCCACTGCCTGCCTGTTTGAGGAATCCGACGGTCAGGGTGACACGGAAACCACCATCATGGAATTCGAGGCACAACTGATTGTGACCGGATTCTACGACACCGGAACCTGTCTGCGAGCGGTTTACCAGGGTGTCTGCGTGGCGGGTGTCAGTACGGCACAGGCGGAACAGAATATCATCTGCGGTGTCGATTGCGAAGGTTCTAGCGGGTCCAGTGGTCAGTAATCATGACACTCCTGATTTACAAATGGAGGGGGAATTATCTTCGTCGGAATCAATTCCGAGACCGGTTCGGACTCCCAGGGTGGGCAATTCATCAGCGATGCTGCTGCAATACCTGCTGCGGACGTAATATTCCGGGGCCTCCTCCCTACAAAGAAGGTCCGACCTACTATCCGCTGACCATGCACATCAAGATTTCCCCTCTTGGGAAATGCGCCTGTCCGGATCCACCTTTGACCTTCGATCTGGAATGGGATGGAAACCAGTGGTACAAGGCATCCGAAAGCATCGGGTACTGCCCGGGGTTCTACGAAGACCTGACTGATATCTGGCTGCAATGCAGTTCCGGGAACTGGTATGCCCATTTCAAATGGGGTACTGCCTGTTTCGACCAGATTTTCCAGTTGACCCCTGTCCTGAATTCCCAGGGTCAGTGCGATCCGTTTTCCGCCAGCAAAGAATTGACAATCACCACTACGGATCCCTACTGCTGCGGTTTCTCCACCCCTCCCATTACGGATAAACGCATTTTAGTGGAGGTATGGGAATGAGTGTCGATATGGATGTCCAACGGATGATGGAAGAGATGCAACAGCGTCTGGCTTCCAAAATCCCTCCTTCACCACCTCCTTCGCACGAAGCGATGACCACCCTGTTGAACCCCTGTCCGGAATTCGGTCCGGGAACAGAACTGAAACGGATCTTCAAGTGGTTCGGACAGAAGGAAGTTACCGGTTGCCGTTGCAGCGATACCGCCTGCACCATGAACCTCAAAGGTCCTGAATGGTGCCGCGAAAACATGGAATGGATCTACAACCGGATTTACATGGAAGCCGATAGCCGCAAGATCGGTTACCTGATCCGTCTGGCGAAACCCATCTTCCGCATGGCAGTGGAACAGGCGATTCTCCTAGCCATCCGTAATGCGGGATTAAATACCCGACCACTACCCACCGAGTGATTTATGCCGGTAAATCTCGATGTAGAACTGATGTTGGCAAAGCAGCGTGAAACTGTCAGTCAACGCCGATACAAGCACCTACAGGATCAAATCGACTTTCACCGAACTCTGATAGCCGACACTCTGGCACACATTCCAAGATATCCCGAAAATAAGTATGCCGGTCGGGGTATCGTCACCATTGCCGGTGGTCAGACCTATTTTTCCGGTGGATACGTTCTCTGCAAACTATTGCGTCACCTGGGTTGCAAACTCCCGATTCAGGTTTGGTTTCTGGACCGATCCGAGATGGACCCCTACATGCAATCCCTGATCGAGGGGATTGGGCCAGACATTTCCTGTGTGGACGCCAGTGTCTTTCTTCCAGAAAAACCACCGCATTTGGGTGGTTGGGAATGCAAAGTCTATTCCATTTTGCATTGTCCTTGGCAGGAAGTTCTCTTTCTCGATTCCGATCAGGTTCCCGTCAAAGACCCGACTTACCTGTTTGATACACAGGAATACGAAGCAGCCGGAACTATTCTCTGGCCGGATTTCTATTCAGACGGAGGGTGGGATATTACCACCCAGGCATTCAAGGCAGCGGGGTTGCCATTCCCTAAAGAGGGTGCCGAGTTCTACGACAAACTTCGAGACAAAATTAAAGTTCGTGGAGGTTACATTCCGGTGGAATCCGGTCAGTTGCTGATTGACAAGAAGCGTTCTTGGACTGCGCTGCAAATCTGCAAACTGATGAACATCCATTCCAACTTCTGGTACCAGTATATTTACGGAGACAAGTCAACCTTCTACCTCGCCTGGAACCGTACACACACAACTTATGCTGTTCCACCTTCCTGCGGATGGTTGGGCAACAATGACGGCGGATGTTTCCTGCAAAAAGATTTCACCGGAGAAGTCGTCTTTCAGCATCGTTGCCAACCGGTGACCAAATGGGACCTTCTGGGATATAACAAACACCCCGAGGGTTTTGTCCATGGAAATCTCGTGGATGCCTACCTATCGGAACTGCGTCAAGCCTGGAGGGGGGAAACCCGTTACCCTGGACCTGCCTGGAAGATGTTGCGGAACCCGCAAGAGATTGGTATCTGGACCGATAATGTTCTGTTGAACACTTACCGCTTACCGGAACGCTTCCCAGGCAATTCTGTAGTTCTAGACATCGGTGGGCATGTCGGATGCTTCGCCAGCGAGTGTTTGACTCGCGGCGCCATGCGGGTCTTCTCCGTGGAACCTGATGATTTCAATTTCCAATGCCTGTGTCAGAACATGGCGGAATGGGGGGACCGATCTGTCCGTATTCATGCTGCTGCTTTGGATGTCTTGGGACATTCCTTCATTACCCCAGGCACCCACACAGGGGAAAATTACCTCCACACATCAGGCCAGTTCTGCCTGACGATTCCATTCTGGTGGCTGATAGGACTTTGCGGTCTGAAAATCCACACCCTGAAATTGGACTGTGAAGGGTCGGAATGGGTGCTGCTTCGACAAGATTTGTCGAGAGTTCAAAATTGCGTGGGAGAATGGCATACACCTGAAATGAACCATTCGGCGGAAGAACTGCAATCTCTCTTGGAAGCCCAGGGTTTCACCACCATTGAAATCCAGCATCACCCGGAACTTCCAGGGAAACTCGGACAATGGTGGGCATCCCGCGCATAAAAAACCCGGACAGGATTAACCTGCCCGGGAACCCCAGGAGACTTGGATCAGTCTGCCTACCTCCATAATATGCAGACTGTCCTTGGCGTCAAGTGCAGGTTGACGCACTTCTTCCTACAGCTATAATACGGTGTCGCTACCTACACACCGCACCGGAGCAGAATCATGACAACCAAGAAACGCCGCAAGATCACGACTATGAAAGCCTTGGAGGAAATTCTGGACTTCACTCCCATCGAGGACCCACCAACCAAAAGCATGAGTCGGTCCAAGGGTCGCCGGTCTTCCCTGGGAGTCCGCCTCTTCATCTGGAATTTGTTCCAATTGAACGAGAATCTCCCCAAGTCAAAAAAGCTGACCAACGTCATGTTGGAAAAGAACATCCGCGAGGAATTTTCCAACCGCCCATCTCTGCTGACGTCCATGGATTCCGGACGGCAGGGCGTCAACTGGTGGAGATTACTGTTCAACACCGGACAGCTTCTCAATTCCAAGGGAACCCCTCCCGTCATCTCCCTGCGGTACAACCATCACGGTGATCCCGTAGATAGCCGCACCGGGAACAAAGAACTCCACGAAGCGGACATTGTGGAACTGTGTCGCAAGTACGGTATCGAGGATGCCCGTTTCACCGGATGATTTATTCCCACCTTACAGAAGGGTTGGCTATGCCCAACAAAGTATGGAAACAGGCGGAACGGAGGGGGGCGGCATCCTTCGGCACCAAACGGAATTCTCTGTCGGGGGGTGCCTCCAAAATGACCCGTTCAGATACCATCCACCCACGTTTGTATATCGAGCAGAAGTACGCTGCCCGCAATGCGACATGGACTCTGTGGGACGACACGGCGGAAAAGGCGGCAAAAGAGAATGCAGCACCTTTCGAGTGGGAGTTGTACTCTTCCAGAAAAAGAGCTGGAGGAAAACCCCAGAAGAAACGTCCGTTAATTCTACTCCATCGTAAACGCTCAAAAGGGTTCCTCGTTGTCGTTCACATTGACGACCTGCCGGAAGTAGCCCGGGAGTGGTTTCGTGCGAACGGCGGCTTCCTGGGAACTCTGGCGGGCGATCCTGACCTCTGTGGAAAACCGCAGATCCAATCCGACCAGAACCCCCTCAAACAGAGGAAGAAGAAAAAGCTCGTAACCCCCAAAAGGAGAGGAAAGCAGAATGCCGAGAAAGAAGAAAATCCGATTCAAAAAATCTGAATTCAACGCCAGACGGGAGCATAAAACCAGTGCCCGTCGAGTTTCTCGACGCCGCGTTTATAAGCAGAAGCTGCTTATTCCTACGGCAGCGGAATCCGAAGAATTTCTGGGCAAGCTGGCAAAGACCAGTCGTCGCCGTAATAAGACTGCCGGGGATTCCCTCTGGGACCTCGACCGAGACGGGATCACCTACAGTGCCATCAGCAAGTTCATGACCTGTCCGGAACGATTCCGGCTGGCGATGGTCGAGGGTTGGTCGGAAACCGGTCTCTCGGCGCCATTGGAATTTGGATCGGCTTTTCACTACTGTCTGGAAATGGCGGCATCGGGAGTCGGGGAAAAAGAAATCCCACGCATCTTGGATGAGTACACCCAGACCCGCATCAAGGAAAATCGCCGCATGACTCCTGAGCAGATTCAGGAGTTTGAAAACCTGATGTCCATGGTGGAAGCGGTTTACCAGGGGTACGTCAAATACTGGGCGAAAGAAGACGACCCGTCCAAGAAAGTCTACATTTCGCGGGAAGAAACTTTCCGCGTACAGTATCCCCTGCCGTCGGGACGGCAAATCACTCTTCGCGGTCGCTGGGACGAAGCCTATCGGGACCTGTCCGAATCCAAGGATTCCAACGGATACAACCGCATCTGGTTGCAGGAGAACAAGACCAAGGGGAATATCGACCAAGATTCCCTGCAATCCATGTTGTCCCAAGACCTGCAATCCATGTTCTATTGCGTCACGTTGGCCTGCCGTTTCATGGAGGTTCCGCAGGGCATTCTTTACAACGTGATTCGTCGTCCGCAACTTCGCCCGAAGAAAGGGGAAACTATCCCTTCATTCAACGCTCGGGTACAAGATGATGTGGCTGCACGACCGTCTTGGTACTTTATGCGGTGGAAAACTTGCCTGGAACCTGGGGACTTGGAAAACTGGTGTTTGCGGAGCTTGAACCCCCTGCTTGAAATCGTGGTGAAGTGGTGGGATTCTGTGAAACACAACCCTTTCGACCCGTGGGGAGAGCAGGTCGATTGGAAAGTGCCGTGGACGGAACAAGTCCTCAAAGCACGCCTACAGAACATCCATTATCAGCGCCCCTTCGGAGTCTACGACTCTCTTGGATCGGGCCAGAGGGGCGAGTTTTTCGAGTACCTGACCAGGGGGAGTTCCTACGGACTGAAGAAACGGAAAGAGGTATTCCCGGAACTGGCGGACTGATTTATTCCCACGCTGGAAGGGTGTACCTCGACACCCGACACCGGAAATAGCTTTCTTCCAGAAAAACTGAAAGGGGGGTATTTACTTAGATAGACACATCCGTATACTTCGGATACTGACCGAGACGAAACCACCCGCAGGAGACTCACATGGCATCAACCAAGAAAGTGAATAAGACGCAAATGAAGAGGCGTCTTGGAAAGGGCTCACCGGGAAAGCAGATTCCCGAATACGAGGGAATCCCCTCGTTGGAAGACATCAACTGCCCGCCCGAGGACTTCTTCTCCTACCACCTTGCCATTTACGGAGAGAAGGGGGTAGGCAAAACTTCTCTGGCATCCCAATGGCCGAATGCTCTAACTTTCATGTTTGAGCGCGGTCGTCGTAACCTGCCCATCCGACAAATCCCTCGTCGTCTCAAGGACGGTTCCATGCAGCCTCCGTTGACGTGGAACGAGATGGATAAACCCTGCACGCCGTTCTTGCCGCTGCTGATGGAAGCAGTGGAGGACAAGAGCGTGAAAACCATCGTTCTTGACACGATTGACCGTGCCTATGAGGCATGTTTCGAGTATGCCTGCTGGGAAGAAGGAGTGTCCCATCCCAATGCTGCTTCTGAAGGTCATCAAGTCTGGCAGCGGATCAAAGACGAACTAGAACACGCATTGGCATTGGTCTCCGATGCCGGAAAACAGTTGGTGCTGATTTCCCATGCCCGGGACAAAAAGATCATTTCCCGTCTGGGTGGTGAGTACGACATCGTTTGTGCAACCTGCACACCGACTGCCTGGAAGGTCATTCAGACCATTTGTGATTTTGTGTTCTACTACGGATTCCACGGCAGTAACCGCGCCATGATGGTCCGTGGAAACGATCAGATCGTGTGCAGCAATCAGGTCCCCGGTCACTTTCTCGATCCCGAGGGACGACCGGTTTCCATCATTCCCATGGGTTCCAATGCCCAGGAAGCATTTCAGCAGATCCAGCTTGGGTTTGACAACAAGCTCTACGACATGGATCAGCCGGAAACCACCGCAACTACCACCAAGAAGAAAAAACGCCGTCGGGTGGAATGACCTGCGGCATTACGAACCATTTTCAACCCCACTTGAAAGGTACTGTTATGGCAAAGGCCAAAGGTAAGGGTCACTCTGAGTTCCTCGCCGCTTCCAAGCGTCTTCAATCCGCCTGGAATAAAGCCCGTAAGGTGAAGGACTCTTCGCGTCAGGACAACGCCAAGATCATCAAGGCGCTCGGTCTGAAAGACGGGGAAAGTCAGACCGTCGTCGCCCGTCTCACCCAGGTCTCCCTGGGCAAGGACAAGAAGAACAACCCCTTTGTTTCCATGTCATTGATCGGAAGTCGCGGCAAGGCGAAGGGCCTCCGTTTCGACCGCTTTCATTCTCTGGCGGACAAGAAGTTCAAAAACGGCGAATCCGTGTCGGCGGAAGAACTGATCGAACGTCTGATGATCGATCTGCAACGTCTCGGTTACGACACCGAGGGTCTGGAATTGAACGAGGAATTCCTCGAAATCATGGCGGAACTGGGCGAGGAAAAACCGGAAGTTCAGTTGTCCGTGAAACGGACCAAGGAATATGCCAATATCTTCCTCAACAAGCGTCTGGACGACGAAGAAGGCGCCGAAGCGGATGAAGACGAAGACGAGGAAGAAGAAACCGACGACGAAGATTCCGACGAAGAAGGAGACGATGACGCCGAAGAAGATGACGAGGAATCCGAGGAAGAAGAGTCGGACGAAGAAGATGGTGACGAACCGGACGAAGACGAAGAATCCGAAGAGGATTCGGAAGAAGAATCCGAAGAGGATTCGGAAGAAGAGTCCGATGAGGACGAATCTGACGAAGACGACGACGAGGACGACGAGGACGAGGGAGACGAAGCTGACGATACCGTCCCTGAGAAGGACGACGCCGTGATGTACAAACCCAAGGGCAGCAAGAAAACCCTGGAATGTCAGGTCACGACGGTCAACGTCAAGGCAAAAACGGTCTCTCTCCGTTGTCCGTCCAACGAGAGGGACTACAAGTCCGTTCCGTGGAGTGACATCGAAATCATCTACGAAGAATGACATGGGTCGGCTCCCCATGACAAGGCCCGGGAGGACCTGCCACACTCCCGGGCCTTTCTCTACCCCAGGAGGTCACCATGTTGCTTGCTATTGACACGGAATGCACCGGACCGGATTTTGTCCACGGATGTATGCCCTACTTCGTATCCACCGTCAACGACTTCGGAGAAATCCGCTGGTGGTCGTGGAAAGTGGATCCATTCACCCGCATCGTCCAAGTTGACCCGAAAGATGTGAAGGAAATCCGTAATTGGATTTATTCCCACGGTAAATGGGTATTCCACAACGCTAAATTCGACTTGAAAGCATTGGAAAAGATCGGTATCCAGCTTTCCCAGCATTTCGACCGGATTCACGACACTCTCATTTCCTCCCATGTCTTGGATTCATCAGAACCGCACGGGCTTAAAGACCTGTCCGTCAAATACCTCGACATCCCTGACGATGACGAACAGGAATTACTGAACGCCACCAAACAAGCCCGCGCCATCGCCAAAAAATTGGGTTGGCGCCGTGCCGAAGAGGGTGATCCCATGTTCCCGGGACTCCGTTCCGGGTTCGTCAAAATGGACACATGGATGCCCGCTCAAATAGCCGAGAAGGAAGATTACCCCAAAGATCATCCATGGCATACTCTGCTGTCCACTTACGGTATCCGTGATGCGGAACGGACGCTGCTGTTACGACGGATGCACGAAGAGGAATTGAATGTCCAGAAATTGGAGCATGTCTATCAGAGAGAGATGCAGTTGATGCCGGTGGTGTACTCCATGGAATCCAGGGGGATCACCGTCAACCGGCACGCTCTGGTGCAGGAATTGGAACGCTACGAACGGGAGTATTATCAGAGAATTCACATTTGTGAAAAGATTCACCGCAAATTCAAACGCGCGGATATGAATCTCAATTCCACCAAGCAACTGCGGGAATTTCTGTACGATTGTCTGGGACTACCGGAAATTTCGTGGACGGATACCGGACCTTCCACCGACCGCAATACCCTGACCATCCTGCGGGATGACCGTTGTCCCACCCGATCCCAATCCCACAAATACCTCACGGCACTTTTGGAAAGCCGGAAATACAGCACCGCCATTCGGTATCTTACCGGCTATTTGCAAAACCTCGTGGAATCGGTGGACGATAAAGTTTCCCGCCGCATCCACCGGTTGTTTCCGAATTTCAATCAGGTAGGTACCCGCACCACCCGTTTCTCTTCGTCCAACCCGAATGCTCAAAACATCAGCAAGGGGGTGACGGTCGAAGGTGATGACGGGGAAGACGTGAAAGAATTCCGCTTGCGGGTAGTGTTTGGACCCGCTCCCGGCAGGATCTGGGTCCCCATGGACTACTCCAATCAGGAAATGCGGATCTTCGCCTACGCGGCTCAGGATCATCGCCTGATCGAAGCCTTTGAACGCGGTGAATCGGTTCACATGATTATCGCCCGTGAGTTATGGGGCGACGATGTTACCAAGGAAAGTGACGAATACGGTTGGACGAAGAACGGAAATTTCGCTTTGATCTACGGAGCGGAAGAAGAAACGGCTGATTCCACCTACCATCAAAAAGGTGCCTACCACAAGATCCGCAGACAGTTCCCCCAGATTGACGCTTTCCTTGAAAAACGGGTACAGGAAGTTTCCGAAAACGGGTATGTCACCACCCTGGGCGGATACCGGTTGATGATCACTCCGGGAGAAGAGGGCTGGCGTCAGAAATGCTGCAACTTCTTCGTGCAGGGGTCAGCCGGTGAAATGGCGAAACTCGCCATGATTTACTGTCACGAATGGTTGGAATCGCACGGATACGACGCGCACATCACCATGCAGGTCCACGACGAATTGGTGTTCGATCTGGATTATTCTCGTCCGAAACTTGCTGCGTCCATCATCCGTCGTTTGAAATACCTGATGGAAGCTGCCGCCATGGTTCTGGGTGTTCCGGTCCCTGCATCCCCTTCGGTGACTACCACCAACTGGGCGGATAAAACCGAAATACCACTCCCGAAGAATTGTTTGATACACACACTGTAACCCCAGGATTTAATCCCACGTTAGGAGTAGGGTCATGTCGAGGAAGAAACAGGATCAGGAAACCGAAACTACACGTCCATTAGACCCCATCGAATTCCATGGAGTCGTTTTCTCCGGAAAGAGCGGAGAGAATCTGCTGGCGGAATGTCCGTTCTGCGGCAAAGAATTACATTTCTACGCCAACCCCAAAACAGGTCAGTGGGACTGCAAGGCATGCATGCTTTCCGGCAACGCTTACACATTTCTCGAAAAATACCATCAGTATTGGTTAGACTTGACCGAAGAAACCCACTACAAACTACTTGCCAAGGATCGGGGAATCCCCTGGAAAGTCTTCAAACGCCATGACCTCGCCTGGGACGCTTCGCAGGGTCGTTGGCTGATTCCGATTCACAACGTCAACGGCAAACTTGCCAATTTACGCACTTGGAATCCTATTGAAGGGGAACTGAATGCACGCACTTTACTGTCCACGAAAGGTTGCAAGAACCATTTGTATCGTGGTCATCTCATTCGTCCTGGCGGTCGTATTTACGTCTGCGAAGGTGAATGGGACGCCATGGCATGGGACTACCTGCTCCGCGCAGGGAACCTGCAATGCAAAGACGACGCCGATCAGCGTCTCAAAGAATTGTTCTCCCCAGAGAATTTCTCGGTCGTCGGTGTGCCAGGATGTACTTTCCTGTCCAGCAAGTCCTGCAAGAATCTTCAGGAAATGTTCCAAGCCCGTGAAATCATTCTGCTCTACGACAAAGATCCACCCAAAATTGTCAGTCCTGCCACCAAGAGCAAACCTGCTCGTACAATCCGTCCGGGTTACGACGGGATGGTTAAGGCAGCGGAGTCGCTTGCTGCTCTCAGCCCTTCGCCCCGTTCGATCCGCTGGTTACAGTGGCCGGATGAGGCGGTGACTCTGGATTGCGGTCTGGACATCCCAGGACCGGATACTAAATTCGACATCAGGGATTACGTTACGGCAGCGCGTGCTGTTCCTACTCCGCAGTACACCTATGCCGTAACGTCCCTGTTGAAACACCTGAAGAACTGGGAGATCCCCGAGGACAATCTCCCTCGTCTCAACGAGACGATCATTCCCGATATTATCCGTACCAAATTCAGCGAAGTGGTGCAGGACTTCCGTGAAAATCTGCATGTGGACCCCGCTTTCGTGGATGCCTTGCGTCTGGTCACGGCAGCAGTCTTTTCGGAAGAAATTCCCGGTGATCCCATCTGGATGTTTCTCGTGGGTCCCCCGGGCTCGGGCAAGACCACCATCGTGGAAGCGTTCGGACGCAGCAATCAGCATGTGGAAGCCATTTCCAAGCTGACTGCCAAGGCACTCATCAGCGGTTGGAAAACCGATTCCGGTGAAGACGTATCCTTTTTGCCTCTGCTGCATCACAAGACATTGGTGGTGAAGGATTACACCGCTGTGTTGTCCATGCCCACCCAGGTGCAGGAGGAACTGTACGGCATCCTCCGGGACGTGTATGACGGCGTGGTTCGCATCCCCTACGGAAACAATCAGGTCCGCTACTATCCGGAACTGGATTTTTCCTGCGTCTTTGCTGTCACCGACGAGATTCACCGGGACAATCGATCCACCCTGGGTGAGCGATTTCTCAAGGTGGAACTGTTGGGGGATTCCCACGACGAAGCGTCCCACATCCGTGCCGCCATGCACGGGTTCTACAAGAAAAAAGAGCGCACCCGGAACCTGACGGATTCCGCCATCGCGTTTATGAACCACACCAAGCAAAGATTCCGGGAATCCGGAAAGACACTCCCCATTCTACCCGACCATTTGGAGAAGAAACTGGTGGCATTAGCCCGAATTATTTCCGCGTTACGCACAGGAATAGCCCGTGAACGGGACGGTGGATTGCTCTACCGTACCCGTCCGGAAATCGGTTCCCGTTTGGCAACCCAACTGGTGAAGTTGGGAATGGCACTGGCGATTCTCGATGACGAGAAGGAAATTTCCGACGACCATTACCGATTGTTGCAAAAAGTCGCCCTGGATACCGCTTGCGGATTCCAATTGGAAATCACCCGGGAACTGGCAAGGCATCAGCGGGCTTGTCCAAAAAACCGTACCGCCAGCACTCCCTACGCCGGGATGACCGCCAAGGAACTGGAACATCGCTTGCAGATCCCGCACAGCAGTCTTCATCGGCGCCTGACCGACATGCAGACCATCGGAGTCGTCAAGGCTCAAACCCCGTCTAAACACACCCGCAAGGGTCGTCCTACGGAAATGTGGACTCTTTCGGACGAGATTTGGAGTTTGTGGAATGAGGCAGAAATCATCCAGCCTCTGGCGGATGCCGTGCCGAAACAACCGGTGAATATTCGTACCCGCAGACGACACGTCAAACGGGTTTACGCGGTTTGACACAGGTCGGCAAGTACGGTACGCTCTATGTACTGCATACCCAATACTGTGGTTCCCACCATCCAAGGAGTTTGACATGACCGAAGAAAAGTATGCCGCAATGCAGAAGTACGTGACGGAACTGGCTCAGGGTCCGGATCAGTTGCTTTCTCTCGGCTCGATCCGCATGTGGTTCAAGACGAACCTGCTGAAAGAGGGATGCGAACACAAAGACTCGCTGTTAAGCATGGCGGACAGCGCCATCGACCTCGCCCTGTCCTTCAACGTCCCGCAGATCCCCGACTTCATCGAGGCGCCGCTAGACGCCCAGATCGGGAAATTCGTGAAGGAAAGTCTCCGCGTATTCGCGGAACGTGTCTGCAACGCGGACGAAAACATCGGCTGATTACGGGACACCCGTGACGGATGCTGCGCCTCAGCCCGTTGCACTCCGTCATGGGTCTCTCTTTCTTCCAGAAAAATCGGAGTCGGTATGAAAACCTCTCGCTCCGTTCTCGTATATCTGGGTGTGGTGACTCTGCTTCTCGGTACGCAGAGTCTGCCCGCCCAGTCGCCCAAGGCGGTTATCACGGGTCCCAAGGAATCCCGTGAAGGCGATTTGGTGATCTTGGACGCCACCCAGTCCCAGGGACAGAAATACATCTGGGAGATGGCGGAAACAGACAAAAGTTTTGCCCAAGTGGAAAACAACACCAAGGTCTTCTTCAGCGCGGGACTGGATCCGGAACCGGATGGAACCGTCAAACCACGGGAGTTTCATTTCTTCCTGTGCGTTGGAGGGACCAATGCCAACGGTAGTCCGGAAATTTCTCTGGCAAAGCATACGGTTGTCATCAAACCGCGATATATGCCACCGAGACCCAATCCTCCGGGACCCACGCCAAACCCTACTCCCGGGCCGGGAGTGACCGTCTCGGCCCTGATCCTGTACGAATCGGCAGACAGCAATCCGGACTTCCAGGCGCTGCTGCAAGTGATTCGGAACAGTCCGGAACTGTCGAAGAAAATTCTGTTGATCGACAAAGACGCCCAGACTCCGGACGGGATGCCACTGAAGAAAGCGGTCGAAGCTCTGAAGTTCGTCGGTACCGACCCGCTTCCTCAAATCGTCGGTCTGTCTTCCGATGGGGCATTCGTGGCTCACGCTAATCTGCCCGTTCTGGCCGATAAATTCCTCGACCTCATCAAGTCCTGGGGATTGCAATGAGCTATACCTCTCCCTCGTTCAAGAACAACGATTTCGAGAAGTATCTGGACGTGGATTTTGCTGCCTTGGCGGCGGATTGCGGCGTCCTGATGGACAACGGTCAGATGGGGTTCGGTTGGGTTCCTCCCGCTGATACGGAATTGGACGGAGCCCCCATCTTTGAAGCTCAGGAAGACATGATTCCTGAAGATCAATGGAAGGATCGGATCGCCGCCATTGATGCCAGTCCGCATGGATGGCTGGAACGCTTCATCAAACACATTTTCGCCCAGGGCCGAGAACCTTCCTGTGTTCACAATGCCGCCGGACAGGGGATGAGCGTCATCGGCGGAAAGGTGTTCGGCGTACATAATGTGGTGATCCCCTCACCCATCAGTTCCTACCGTTATTGCGGTACCCGTTCTTCCGGATCCAGTGTTCCGGGTGCCTTGGACTGGATGATGAAGCACGGGCAGCTTCCCGCCGACACTCCGGAAAACCGGAAGCTGATGGCGGAAGGCAAATTCAAGTGCGTTCACCCCTTCACCGGTTACAGCATCAAACCCTCCGAGGGTTTTGAAGAGACGGCGATGATCTTCCGTATCCGGGAATATCAGCGTCTGACCACGGTGCAGGGATGGTTCACCGCACTCATTAAAGGGTTCCCCTGTATCGGCGGACGCGACATGCACTGCATCTGCCACGTCCGACCCGCCTGGGATGACGGTCCTTTTTCGGACTATGCCAATTCCTGGGACATCAACTGGGGTTTTGAGTACCAGATCGCCACCGGTAGGAGTCGGGGATTTGGACGGGATTCCCGCCGCAAGGTAGCTACCATGGTCTCTCGCGGAGCATGGTGCGTCCGGGATGTGTACTGGTACCCCTGGCTTTCCTGACCCATCGATTTATTCTCACGTTATGAAGACCAAGAAGAAACTTTCCCGTAGTGAAGTTGCCCGCACCCAGGGCGCCAAGGCTCGCTTACCAATGCTGGACCGTATGCCGGAAGGCACTACGGAAGCCCTGCGGTTGGTCTGGGTGCGTCCTTCGGAACTGCGGGAGAACCCACTCAACTGGCGAAGTCACACCAACCGGCAGCGTCAGACCTATTCCGCACTCAAGTCTCAGGTAGGATGGGCTGGCGCTGCTTTGTTGAATGAACGCACCGGTCGCATCATCGACGGTCACATGCGGAAACAGGAAGCCGAAAAGGACGGCGATGCTCTCATGCCGGTTTTGGTAGGGAATTGGTCCGAGGATCAGGAAAAGCTAATCCTGGCATCCCTGGACCCTATTACCGCCATGGCACAGACCGACGAACAGGCATTACGGAGTCTAACGCTTGCCAACCGGACTGCTCTCAAGGGTCTGAAAACCAAGGACTCCAAACGTCTCGCCAAGGTCAACGAAGAACTGAAAGCGTATGCAGAACAGGTTTCAACGGGACAATCCCCGAGAACCATGTTCTCTCCCCAGAAAAAGACTGAGGAATTTGAGTCTGAGGAAGATGGGGAGTATCCGGAATCTGAGGAACCCGAGGAGGATGACAACGATGATGAGGAGCAGGGGTTCCAACCTTCGGAAGAAGACAGTTCCGTGTTTTCCAAACCGGAATTGAAGGATGAGGTCTTTTTCCAGGGTTCGACGGATTGGGAGATTCCGGATCTTTTACCCGAGATGCTTGCCCGCCCCGAGGATGCCCCCAGAATCACCTGGGACCGCTCTGACGAGACTTTGAGGGAAGACGCGCTATTCTGCCACTCAGCACGTCGTTTCCTGTTTAAGCCCCCCTACGCGGATCGTAGTGAGATGTTCCACGGAGGGGTGACTGGGTTTTACACCCAGGACTGGCGGTTTGAGTACGTTTACGAGTACCCGTCCGATTTCTCCAACCTGCTGTTGGAAGAAGACTGGTCGGCAGTGATTTCACCGGACTTTTCCACCTATTTGGACTACCCATTCCCCCTCAACCTCTGGAACATCTACCGTTCCCGCTGGTGTGCCCGTTACTGGCAGGAACTGGGGATCCGGGTAATCCCCTCGATTCAGAACATCATCGAAGGTCTGACTCTGGAAACCCTGCCTGTCCCCTGTCCGGTGATTTCCATGCAATGTCGCACCTTAGATAAGAAGGATCCGAAAGCCCACAAGGACTTCGGGAAATTCGTCACGCTGGCAGTGGAATATCTGAAACCGGAAGTGGTGGTGATCTACGGAGGGATGGAACATGAACGGAAATACCATGGTTATCTCCCCCGAGGTCCGGAGTACCGGAACCTGCCGTCCTACACCGGAATTAGGAAGAAGAAGCGGAAATCGGTAGAATCGAAAACTCTACCCGCCATAGGGGTATCCCGACCCAACAATCGGGCGAATAAAGTCCGCAGACAGGAGTCCTGAACGTGGCGAAGAAGAAAGCGGCAAAAGCTGCCAAACCCAAACTGAAACCGGACGCACGAAGCAAGCCGAAACAAGCCAAGGGAAACAAGAAAGCTCCCAAGGCTCCGACTTCCTCGCAGAAGAAGAAAGCGAAGTCGAAAAGCCGGAAAAAGAAAAATGCTCAGACTGCCGGTCGGGGAAAACGGGAAGCCGTCAACTCCCAGGCACGTTCTACGGCGGCAAAGAAGCAGCTTTCCGGCGCTCAGAAACGCAAACGTGCTGCCGCTAAGAAAGCTGCCGCTGCCGGAACTGCTGGCGCCAAGGGTGCCAAACCTACTGGTACCAGTCGCAGTAACCGCAAGAAGTAACCAACCCGCGTAGCCTGCGGTTGTTCGGAGTGACCCCCTGGAATCCACGGTCCAGGGGGTCGTTTATTTGACTATGATTTAATCCCACGTTACACTCTGGTGCTGGTAGTCATTCCGGGGTGTGCCCGGGTCCGAATCATGGGAGGAAGCGAACTACCCGCCACTCCACCAACGAAAGGGTTACGTCATGGATCGCATCATGAAGGGTGGTTTCCAGATTTCTTCAACCACTCAGACCGCCGGAACTGCTATTACGGCGATCATCCCCGGCAAGCGGAATTACATCACCCGTCTGACCGAACTCATCTATACCAGCGGCACCACGCAACACACACTGATTGTGATGCGTCCCATCGCCACGACCACGTTGGCATCCGCTGCTGCTGCCGGCGCCAGCACGCTCACGCTGACTGCCGTGGACAGCGGAAAAACGAGTGCTGGTGTTGCCGAGAATCTCGCTGCCTCCGATTGGCTTGCCTGGGAACAGGATGACGGCACTGTCGATTACGATGTCATCTCGTCCATCAATACCACGACCAAGGTGGTCACGCTCACCGGCACAAACGCTGTCGCTGCTGCCGCTGCCTCCCGGGTCTGGTTGTTCTACGAACCTGCCCGTCCGGTGCATTTCGCCTTTACTCCGCAGGTCGCCCTGGCGACGTATTACACGGCATACACGACCCGCTTCGGCAACGAAGTCGGCGGAGTGGCGGAATCCAAGATCCAGCAATGGCAGGATCCCTACAATTACAACAACAGCAACGTGAGTCGGTACTGTCCGTTGCTCATCTACTGTGCCAACGCGACTGCTGCCGGTCGTCTCGTCGCGGCAAATGGGTATTACGCCACCACTTGAGCCGATGATTATGGGCCTCTGAGCGGTTGATGAACCGGACCCCTGAGTTCCAACGCTCAGGGGTCCACGTTCCATGACACAGGAGGTCAACGTGAAATACCTATCGGCACTGGCTGTAGCTCTTGGCATCATGATCGCGACGATCACTTCGTTGAACGGGTCGTTTGAAACCCATCCCATGACAGCACCGATCTTTGCGGAATCTTTCACTCCGCAGGATCCCGTTCCTTGGAAAGCCGTCAGCGAATTCGGACTGGCGATAGTCCTGGCGGTATCGGGGTTCTTTTACCTGCTGATGTATGTCCGGCGTGCGGAAAACAACCGGGAAACAGAAGTAACTGCGCTCCGGACCAGAGTAACCTCTCTGGAATCTTTCCAACAAAGTGAACTACTTGATATCAACAAAGAGATGGTGGTGGTTGCTACCCAGTCGGTAGAAATCACCAAAAACAGCGTGGAAGCCACTAACAGCAACACGGATGTGTTGAAGAAGCTCTCCGATAACATCGCCATCATGAATGCCAATGTCAGGACCAGACCCTGCTTTGCCATAGCCTATCTCCCAGAGAAAGAGCGGAAGAGGGTTATACAGATCATTCAGGAACATCTGGGTGAAGTGGAAGGAGAAATTGACGTATGAGTGTCAAGCTGCGTAAACGGAAAACCAAATCTCCCGGAGGGAAACTCGCCGCTGCGGTTGCTCTGGGACGGCGTGGAGGCGTCAAGGGAGGTCCCGCCAGGGCCAAAGTCCTCACGCCCAGCGAACGCTCGTCCATCGCTTCCATGGGAGCCAGGGCGAAGAATGCGGGCAAGAGCGGTCGGAAGAAAAACGTCCACGGAACCTACGGGTCCGGTGGCAAGAAAACATCGAGGTGATCCGAATCTCCTGACAGGTGGGTTCTGGGTCTGGTCAACCCGGATGGTTCTGAGGTCCTGCTGCATACAGCTTTCCCATGTGGCAGGACCTCTTCCATTGGATAACAGAATTTGTGTAGTTCCTTTCGCTTGACCGCTCAAGCACAGAGAAGAGTTACCCACCGACCCTGGCACACTCTCCAGCTACGACCCTCTAGACCGGGGTGTCCTTCTTCCGGGTGGTCTCTTACCACCCACTACCTATGAGGGGTTTGATACCCCAACTCCCATGCAAGTCCCATCCATCCCCGAATCAACCCACATGGATACTCTCAACTCTACTTTTCTGCGATTTCTTAGAAATCCCGGATATGAATCATTGACAAAGATATTGGTGGGCATATGATGTAGGCAGAGTCGAACACAACAACACCGGGGACAAGGGGACAGACATGCCAGCCGAAATCAGCAATGTGAATGGAAAAGCCGAAGCGTTCACCGCTCTTACGCCCGCATGGTGGGACAGTGAGAGGGAATACATGACCGACCAGTGCCTGACTTCCGAACAGGTTTGGGGAGAACGCGGTCTGCTCAACTTCAAATACAGTCTCAAGAAACTGTACGACGAGAAGGGAGTCGAAATTCCCGACTTTCGCCGTACCGTTCGCGAGGATACCGGCGTCACGGTCGGATGCGGCATGACCGACCGTTACCGCATCGTGCAGCCTCGCGATGCCTTGGGGTGGATGGATTCCCTCATGATGGACGGCGTAATGCGATACGCTTCCGCTGGCGTCCTGCATAGTGGTCGTCAAATCTGGATCCTGGGACAGATCCCCGACGCGGACAAGACGCCCATCGTGGGTGAGCGCCACGACAAATATGTGCTGTGGACTGACCGTTTCGACGGCGGCGGAACTCTCAAGTGGTTCCCGTGTGTCACCCGTGTGGAATGTGCCAACACGCTCCGCATCGCTTCTGGCGAACGAAACAGGGAACAATTCCAGACCATCCGCCATACCGGAAACATCGGACAGAAGCTGACTGCTGCCAGGGCTTCGATCATCCAGGCGAAAGAAGCATTCCAGAAATACAACGAAGGGTGCCTGAAGCTCATCAGCACCACTTACACCCGACCGGAATCCATCGACTACATCGCCCAATTGTTCCCCGCCCCCATCGGAACCGACGGCAAAGAAGTCCTCAAGGGACGTGTGCGAACCAACTGGGAACGGAAAGTCGATGCGGTCCGTGATGCCTACCGCCACCCGTCGAACCAGCGTCCCGACATGTGTGGGACGTGGTATCAGATGCTTAACAGCGTGACGATGGCGATCGATCATTACGACATCTTCCGCACACGGTCCAACGATAAACGCACCGCCATGGACAACCGTTTCCTCTCCCTGATGAACGGTGAGGGAGCCGAGTTGAAGGAAAAGGCATTCAACCTCGCTCTGGAAATGGCGGTCTGATCTTGTCGTCAGTGGGTGTAGGGGTTGAGCCCGGGGACTGGATTAAGGCAATGAATCCTGATCCCCCTCGTTACAAGGCGACCGTGGGCGTCTTCCATCGACCCCGACCCACGGAATATTTTTCCCAGAAAAATCATCGTTAGATATTGTCTTTAGATATTCCTAGCGTATGATGTATGTAGTGAAGGACAGAAACCCCACCGGAGAAAGATCATGAGCAGAAAACACTACATCGCTCTGGCCCGCATGTTCAACGACACTAAACCCGTTGCGGAAGAATGCCTGAACTCCCATGAATGGGCAGTCAAGATGGAACAGTGGAAAGAGATGGTGGAACGGACTGCCATAGTCCTGGCGGATGACAATCCGCGTTTCGACATCAACCGTTTCCGAACCGCCTGCGGACTGTGAAAGGGGGACAATCATGACTGCTCAGACCAAAGTTGTGAAAGCCTCAGAACTGACCGATGATCTGCGACCCAAGACCTACATGGCAGAGGACAAGGCACTGCCGCTGACCGAGGTCAAAATCCTCGTCATCAGCCAGAACTATTGGGGTAAGGGAAAGACGCTCCGGGAAGCACTTGCCAACATGCGGAAGGCAGGGGGACAGACCCGTCGTTACGTCGCCTACCTCGCTCATCCTGACAGCTATGTGGATGGCATGGGCTACATTACGGCGCCCACTGGATTCCGTCCTATCGAATTCCACCGTGTTGGCATCAAGTCCTGAACACCTTACAACCCCAGACGAGACCATGACCACCAAAACCATCAAAACCGCCAAGACCAAAAAGACCACCAAGAAGGTTCGTGACCCCGATGCCAAGTCCTACAGCGTCCCCTTGGGCATGTGTGCCATCGTGTGGGCGAAGACTGCCGCAGAAGCCAAACGGATCGTCCGGGAAACCCTCTCAACCACCCATTTGGTGACCTACCCGCACGGTGAACCGCACCGTTTACGGTTTGATTCCCTGGGTATCGGCGCCCCTTGGAGGGACCCGGAATAAGAAAAGGGTGGATTTAATCCCACATTACGGCTACCCTGTGGGGGTAAGGGTGACCAAGATCCTACCTCACAGGGTATTTTTATGCGCCACGATCAGGATGGGGAAAAAGCAGACGTACTCTATACGGAAATGGGGTATGAAAATACCACAACTGCAAACGGCAAAAGGAAAAAGAAATTCCGGGTGGTGGCTCAGAATCCCCGCAAAGGACGGGGAAGCTACAAGCTCCCCGACCTGATGCAATACCACAAACACATTTACTTGCAGGCACTCACGAATCTGAGGCTTGGCGCATCCCTCTCCACGGTAGCGGCAATCCTGGGGGTGAGTTACCCCACTTTCACCGCATGGTTGCATAAGGGAAGGCATTCCAAACGCCATCCTTATCGCAAGTTTTTCACCGACATCATGGAAGCGGTTGGGGAAGCACGACTGATTGCGGAAGCCGAGGTAAAATCCCGTGATCCCTACAAATGGCTCCGTTACAGTGCCGCGTCTCGTATTGTGGGCGACGAATGGCGGGATGACGTGGAACTGAAATCTTCCGTCGAACTGATAGGCTCGGGAATCGGACCGGGACAGAACCCCGGCATCACGCAG